TTTTAGCGGCAGCGGACCCTTTTTTAACTTTACCGGTCACAGCTGTTTTTAGTTTTGAACCGGGATTTTTTCTTCTATAGGCAGCGACACCGGCTCGTGTCATACCTGCTCCAGACTTTGTAGATCTAAAGTTTTTTTTATTTCTCGCGGGCATGTTATCTTGTTTTCTCATTATGCGAATGTTTTTACGTTTGTGGGTTTACCGCCTGGATTACCAGCTGCTCTTTTTCGTTTGACAGCACTCGCCTTTTGCCCTTTTGACATCCGTGTGGCTTTTGCAAGTGGGACGCATTTTGGATATTTCCTCTTTGAGCCTTTGCTTCTCCCGCATGGTTGATACTTGCCGTCTTTCTTCGGTGCTCCAATGTCTACCCATTTCTCCGCTACCCATTGTCTTAATCCACCTTTTGAAAAGTGTGTACGCATTACGAATTCTTTCCGTAAGCTTTTCCTTTTCCCTTCATAGCTAACTTACAACCTTTAGAACCATCTTTGTAACCAGCTCTTCCACCCATTCTTAAACCACCTCTTATTCTTCCAGATTGATCAAACAGTTTTTTAGAAGATTCATTTCTTTTTTTAGTTTTATTTTTTCTAATTTTTTCACCAATCTCTTTAAGTTTTTTCTTTTCAGTTCCTGGTGTGTCTTTTATGTTTCTATAATTAGGAAAACTTCCTAAATCATCTACATTTTTAAAAGGACTTCCCTCTGCACCTGATATTTTTCTTTTAAAAATTTTATCAACGCCTTTTTTTATAATGCTAGGTGCTCTTTTAATTGTAGTGATAACAGCCATTATACTTGTCCCCCTTTTAAATATCTCATTCTAGTCATATCCATCATTCCACCACCCATAGCTTTTTTTCTTTTCTTCTTGCCACCTGGTGTAACTTTACCTGAACATACGGCTGAACCGTACATGTTAGCATATGCTGAAGGATATACTTTGAATTTTCTTTTAGCAGCTGCTTTGCCTTTTGCGCAAAGTTTAGCCATTATATAAATTTCTTTTTAGATTTTTTATTTTTAGATTTTGGAATCACACCTTTAGCCATTAAAATGTCTTTTTTAGTAATTTTACCATCACCAGAATGATCAGGGAACGATCCTTTTTTAAGACCCATTCTTCCACCTTTTTTCATAGGTTTATATCTTGAATCAAAACTTTTTTGACTTTCACCTTTAAGTGGTTTCATTTCTCCAGCAGTTCTAACATCTCCACCCATAGCTTGAGCATCTGATTTCATTTTAGATATAACTCTATTTACTTCCATAGGAGATCTGTCACGTTTAAAATTATTTTTAGAAATTTTAGATTTTTTTCTATTTTTTCTATTTGCTAAAATATTTTTTAAAGAGTTAATAGATTTGTTTGTAGTAGAACCCATATCATTTCCACCACCTTTTAAACCAATTCTTCCACCCATAGCTTTTTTCTCTACCTTTTTTACTTTTTTAGTAATTGGTTCACCTTTGTAAATTTTAGAAATCTTAGAAAGAGTTTCAGAAGTACCTTCACTCATTTTCTTTTTAACTTCCGGATCGTTAACTTTTTTCTTATACTCATCCGTCATCTTAATAATTTTTTCTTTTTGTTTTTGAAATTTTTTTATATTTTTAGAAGGAGCTACTCCAATTATAGTTGTTGCACTTCCTTTTACGCCAGGTTGTTTTGCACCTGTAAATACTTTTACAAACCCTTGGAATGCTTTGTGATATTTAGACATTATTTTTTTCCTCCGTTTTTAAAAATCTGTGTACCCTTTATACCAAAAATACTACCAACTACAAGGATCCATAATGTAGAAAACCATGTCGGCAGTGACGCAAAATGCTCAAAGAAAATTTTTACTTTTTCCATAGCAATTGGATTGTCACTAAAGACTCCCCACGCAAGTACAATTATTGGCGCCGACAAAATTACCAAAACGAACTCGTCCTTGTAATCATTTTGACGTGCCTCTAACAATTTTCCCTGGTAAGCTTCCTCACCACGAGCTTGACGTTCTGCATGTAGCAGTTGTGCGTCTGACATTGCGACTTTTGCCTTCTGCTTGTTAGCATAAATCTTACTACCAGCAGAGACGGCTAATTTAATTGCCGAAAACCACATATTAGTACCAAGTAGCTGTTTTTTTCTTGTCAGCTAACATTCTTTTAGTTCCTCTAACCTTTTCTTTATCTCCTGTAGGAAGATAATTGAAAGCACCATCAGCAGTAGTCTTAGATCTTGGATCTATTTCTACATTCTGACTTGGAACTGCCATTTGTTTTGCTTTTTTATAGTTCATCATAATATTTACCTTTACTAGTTTATATTAGCATTATTTTTTTTTGCAAGACTTACTCCTGCTCTTAATTCTGCTAATTCTTCGTTCTGATCCATCTTATCTTCAGCTAATTCTCTTGATTGCATTAGTTTTGCTCTATCAAAATCAGCTTTTGTTTCATCAGCATCTCTTTTTCGTTCATTTTCCATTGCTCTTAGGTCTACTTCACGTGATTTTAATTTCAATAGTGGGTCTGAATCCATTTGTGAAGTAATTTTAGTCTCTTCTTTCATAAATTCTTCAGTCATTTCAGCAATCAACACAGCTTTTCTTGCTTCAACTTGATTATTTAACATTTGTAACTGTTGTTGAATCTGTGGATCCATAGCAGCCATCTGTTGCATTTGCTGCATCTGTGCCATTTCTTCTTTAAACTCCATTTGAACTTGTTCTTGAGCCATAATTGAAATGTGCTCCAATATATTTTTTTGTATTGCAGCCATAACAGCAGGATTATTTCTAACCATGTTAGTTGACATAAAATTTAAATGCGCTGTGATGTGTGCTCTATGATCTTGACCAGGGAAAGCTTGAAAAGGTTTTCCACCCATTGCATTTATGTGTTCTAAACTTGGATCTAGTGGTGCATTCGGTGCTGGTGGTGGTAGAACTGCATCAACATCTTTTACACCAATCGCATTATACATATTTCTGTAGATTTGATACATGTTATGAAGTTGTGGATTACTTGTTGCTATTTGTAATTGTGTTTGAGCCAAAGTTATTCTCTGTGACATTGAAAATATATTAGGATCAGCAACTGGTACAACATCTATTCTATCATCAAAGTCAGCTTGCTTAATGTTTCTTGCACCACCTACAACATCATAAGGATATTCTGGTGGTAGATATTGTGAAACTACTTTTGATAATAATTTAAATTCATTCTTCATTGCAGCGTAACATCTTTTATGAATAGCACTCATGACCCTTGAACCACGTTCAAGAAGTGCAACTGTTGTTCCAACTGCAGCGCCTTGGTTTCCATCGCCCACTTGCATATCAGCAATAGCCGCGAACCTTTGACCTGCACCAACTACAACACCCATTAATTGTAATAATGTTGCTGATGGTTCTTTGTAGGGTAGAGGAAAGAATGCATCTCTTAAATTACCACCTGGTGCATCTACATCTTTAAATTCACCTGGTTGTATTGGTGATGCTTCATCTCTTACTCTAACTCCACGTTGTTTAAATCCTGCTGGTAGGTTTGATAATGTACCCGCATCTAATAACTGACGGAGAGCCGACGTTGCCGTACGACTCAATCCGCCAATCATATGAATGAGTCCAAAGCCATAAAATCCTAGTCCTGGCAGAAATTTGAAGTGGACGAAATATTGGATTTTAGTTTTCTTTAGATCATCGGGCGCATAGTTTCGTCTAATAGACAAAACTTTCCTACTACCTTCATCGACTGTAACGAGGTAAGGTAATTTTATTCCAGTTGGTTCTCCGTCTTCACCAACATCTTCGAAACCTTCTAAGTCTAAATTAACATGACACTCTAACAAAGTGTAAACAGGTTCGTTCTTACCTGTCTTCTTAGTTCCTTCTAGCTCACGTTCTTTTTTAGATAGTTCTCCGTTGGTATCTGTACCTGGAGGTCCTAACTCAACGTCACTGTAGAAACCATTGACTTGTTGTTTTTTTAATTCGTTTTCTGAAATTTTCACGGTATGAATAACTGCTTCCGCATCGTCTAATGAGGTAGCTGTATACGGTACAATTAATTCATCCGCTGGTACAAACTTCGATACCACTCTTCCAAGTGGTACGTCGTAGTAAACTTTTTTAAATGTAGATCCAGCTAGTGGTAAATGAAATAACATAGAATCAAATTCAGATTCATATTCTTTCATCGTGTCCATGATTAAATAGTTCATGTAATCTTTAACACGAGTTGCTTGTTGTTCTGTTTGTGGATTTTTAATTCCTATAACTTGTGTTCTAACAGGACCATCACTTGGTAATAATTCTTTGTAAGCTTGAGCTTGGAACTGTGTAACAGCTTCAGCTAATACTGGGTGCGTTGCACCTGAAGCTCCTTGAAAAGGTTCTGTTCTGTTTTCGTATTTAAATCCTAAAAGATCAAGACCGCTTGTGTAAGCGCTTTCCCATTCTTTTCTTGATGACTTGTAGTCCATGTAGTTTTGAACCATATCGCTTCCAATAGGTTCAATACTTTCTTCTGGTAAAATTTCTGCTAGGTTATCAAAGTGTGATTCTGTTCCAGGAACATTTATTGCACCCGGGTCGTAATCAATTGTTGCTCCGCCATCTTCTTCGGGGATAACTTCAACTGGTCCTTTTTGATCTTCTGTTTCTTCCTGAACACTAACTTCTTCTGCCATCTCTTCATCTGAAGGGATGTCAATTTTAGTTCTTGTGTTAGGGAGTCCTTTATCTATATCTGCCATTTATTACTCCTATACCTTTTTAACACGATTAAACAAATAAGACAAGCCCTGTGAATCAGGGTTCATGGATGTTAACATTGCACCTGATCTATCACCTGCCATTTTAGCAATACCACCGCCTGCTTTTTCAAGTCTAAAGTTATCTGCAAAATAATTCGTTTTATCTTGATCTCTCATAACATTATTAAAAATATCAATATTAAAGTTTTCGGGTTTTTCTATTTTAAATTTTTTATACATATTATCAGCTTCTTCTTGAGTATACATAGGAAACATTTCTAACATTGCTTTATTTCTATCCTTTAATTTTTGTTCTTGCATAAACTCACTAGGTTCTGTTTGTGCATAATTTTCAGCTTTGTAATCTCTAGCTCTTTGATCTTGTAGTCCTAATTGTCTTTCAACCGCTGTGTTGTAAGCTTGTGAAGCCATACTTTCAGGATTCATAATTCTATTAATATTACTTACTGTTCCAGATCTATAAAGATCTTGAATATCAGCAGAAGCTTTATCTGTAATATCACTTCTTTGTTTTTGCAATCCTAATTGTTTTCTACCAAACGCATCATAAAACTGTTCTTGATCTTTTAATGCTTGTTGATATTGCAAAATTTTTGGATCACTAACTTTACCCTCAATAACTTTTCCAGGTACTATTGTGCCATCTTCTAAAATTGTAGGTTTTTCTCTTACTTCGGATAATTCTTTTTCTAACAATTTTTCAGCACCACCATACCATGGCACACCTTCTGGTCTTCCAGTTACTATTCCAGGTGTAAATGTTTCAGCAAGAGACTGTTCGTGGTTGTATCCTTTTTTTCTATAGTAATCATAAATACCACCTTCAACTGCTCCTTCTATTGCATAACCTATAGGTGATGTAAACCCTAATGCTTTTAAAGTACCTGTTACACCAGCTAATGTTCCTTGACCAACTCTTCTTAAAACTTTTCCAATCTCCGGTAATTTTTTTGCAACGTTTAATGCGTTTCTTTGTTTAGTAATTGCTTTAGCTCTAACATTTATATCAGAAGATTTTAAATCCGCTCTTGTTTGTTTAACGTCATCTAAATAACATGCAACGTCTTCTGCTCCACCACCTGATTTGTTACAACGATAACCCATTTTTTTAAAAAGTTTAACTTGTTCCTTTATGGGTTCAAATTTTTCATTAGAAAATAATTTTTGCATGTTAGTTCCTATTTCACCAAAAGTTCTGGTTTTACCAACTTCTGGAAACTCTAATGTTTGAGCAATGTTATCTCCTATTTTTGATTTAACAAATTTAAGATAGTTTTTTCTTTCAGATAAAGGAGCGTTTCTTTCTATAAGACTTGACCATTCTTTATTAAATTTTTTGTTTGTAACTAAACCTAAGTTTTCATCAGCAAATGTTAATTGAACACTAAATGGATCAGATGCTACTCCCCCAATATGGTGCACATGAAATGTGTTTTGAGCTCTAAATGTTTTAGGAGGTTTATATTTATCTCCAAAATATGCTTTTTGAATATCTTCTTTTAAACCTGATTTAGCAATTTGATTTTTTATATTATATGGTTCAATAACACTATTATAACTAACACCTTCTAACTTACCTGAATCTAAATATTGTTTTAAATTATTGTAATTAAAAGTCTCACCTGTTTTAGTATCTAAAAATACTCTGGTTTTAAAATCATCATAACTAGCACCACTAGAATACTTTGGTCCTTCAATTAATTGTATTCTATCTCCTTCTTTAGAAGATCTTGTTATATCTTTCCAAAGATCATCGTAAGGTGTTCTTGATGAAGGTTCCATTTTATATTCTTTAAACTTTTTGTCTCTATATTTTTTATCTCTTTCCTTTGCTTTAATTCTATCTTCTTCTGTTTCAGTATCTTTTCTTTTTTTATACATAGCTGATTTTTCTTCAGCCGTGTATCGTTCAGCATAAGGTATAGATTTTTTTTGTTCGCCTTCTGGTAAATAAGATGATCTTGTTGTTATATCATTTTCATTTTTTATTTTTGTTAAAGTACTTTTATGAATATCGTACTTTGCTTTAATTTCTTTATCAGACATTGTTGGAGCGTCTTCTTTAATAGCTTCAATTAATTCTGTATTTTTTGTTAACTCTTTGCCACTAAATTGATTTTTTGGTTTAAAAAAATCTTTAAGAGGTTTACTTAATTTATATTCATCACCAGCTGTTCCTGAATCAATAGCATTTAATGCATTACTAACTGTTTGTTGTTTTAATCCAAGTTTTTTTGCTATTGAAACACTAGACTCACCCGCTTCTGTAAGTTCTATTAATTTTTGTCCATGAGATTTTACAACCGACTCACCTCTATAAAAACCAGGTCTTACATTATCCGCAAACATGGGCCGTGATTCAGGGACCATGGCGCTTGGACCATCGTCATCGTAGATGGCACTTAGGTCTTGTATTCTTTTAAAGAGATCCATTTACTCTCCTAACATTCGAGCGATACCGCCTGATGCAAATTTAACTAACATTCCTGGATCTTGTCTTCCTTGATAAGGTGCTTGTCCAATAGATTCTAGATATTTACGAAAAGCATTTGCTTCTGCACTACCTGAAAAATCATGACTATATCCACCCGGTAGTGTAACTGGAACCATAGCTGCTGTTCCAGCACCGGGAGGATTAGTTTTTTTATATTCTTCAAAGCCCGACAATAATTGATCTTTAGGTAGAGGATCATTATAATTACCTACTACACTACCTTCTCCCTCTACTGGTTGTTTTGTAAAAATTTCTTCATCTTTTGGCATCACTGGTAATATTCCAGCAGCATTATTATTTCCACCTGCTATTGGCATGTCTATTTCACCTGTACCATCTGCTTGTGATACTATAGGACTAGAATTCATTATTCCTTCTTGTTTAGAAGCTTGCTCTGTAACTTGAGGGATTAAAGGTTTATTAAAATTATTTCCCATCTCTGCTTGTACTTGATTTCCAAATTGATCCATTACAGTATTAGGTGTAAAAGTAGCTGCACTTGATCCATAGATAGGATCTGTTGCATCATAAGAAACATCACCTCCTACTTGATAACCAAGTCTTGCGAGTCCGCCTGATGCTTTTTTGATCTTGATTGACGGAGCTTGCTCACCAACTTCTTTCATGATCTCATCAATTTTAATTCCATCTGAATAGTAAGGATCATTAAATGTATCTCCTTCAATTCTAGCATTAGCTTCTGTAACTTCTTCATACTCATCAGGCACTTTAACTGGTTTACCATCTTTACCCATGACAACTTCACCTTTTTTAAGTTCCATAATTTCTACATCAGTGATCATTTCATCACCTTCTTTATTAATCTTTTTAATAATTGTATCTCCTGTAGATACATCTTCTTCTAATACATAGGTTGATTTACCATCTTTAGACTTTAATGTTTTTGCAATAGTTCTATCTGTTGTAGCTGTTGCATCATCACCCATCATTTTAATTTTTTCTGCAAGCTTAAAGAAATATGGAGGAGGGCTACCTGTTGTTGATTTCTGTACAACCTCTTTTGCAACTTCTTTAGCTGGACCTTTACCAAAACTAAATATACCAGATTTTGCTGCACCAACACCTGCCGTGCCAGCTCCGATAGCTTTTAAAAATAATCTTCTCATCTTATCAACGCTACCTGCTTTTAAACCTATTCTAGTTATTCCGCCGTCAGCTTGTTTAGTTCTAGTTACATTTTTCATAGTGTCTAAAATCTCATCTGCGCTTTTACCTTTTTCCATCATCCTAAATGCTTCATCTATTGTTGCTAGCACTTCTGCTTTTCTCTGCATGTTATCATCGATTAATATTTTATCTAACAGATCATCAGTGATGCCTGGATACTTTTGTTTTAATTGTAATCGCTCTACCATTTTAGGAGCTAGTGATTTTGCTACATCCATTTCAGAGCCTAAATCAAAAGAAGATAGTTCTTCAATCTCATCTACCGTCATTAATCTTTTGTCACCACTTGCTTCCATCTCTTCTAATTTTTTCTCTAAGAATTTTTTTCTAGCTGGAGATTTGTCGCCTGCTACAGGATCTAAGTTTCCTTTTTTATACTCCATGAACATATCGTCCATATATTCTTTCTGTTCTTTAAGAATTCTTTTAGCAGAACCTACTGTACCATCAAAGTCGTATGCTTCTAATTGATCCGCACCACCTACTTCATCTAAGAAATCTTGATACTCATCATCATCTAACATTCTTTTGTTTTTAAAATTTTCATCTGCTTTTTTAAACATATCACGTTCTAGCGTCTTTGGAGGGATAGGTGCTTTGTCTGCAGTTGTAATTGATTTCTTACCAAATTTATTTCTTATTAAATCTATTAAACCTTCGACTCCTTTTTTACCTGTACCAAGTTTGTAACCAATACGTCCACCCATTGCTTTACTTTCCGTTTCTTCTTCGTCTTCTATATTTGTAAAATCAAAAATAGAACCCATAAATCTTGGAGCAGCAGGACTTTTTTCAATAGGGGTTGTAGAAGTTATAACTTCTGATAATCCTCCTGGATTTCTTGTTGGCGTTTTTGACATTGGCTCACCGGAAATTTTTGTACCATCTGCAAAAATTCCTAACTTTTCGTTAAAATCTTCTGGTCGATAACCTAATGGACTTTTATTTACGTGATCTCCTTCTTTTAAACCAATACGTCCGCCATCTGCAAATTTTTTTAGAAATTCTAATTTTGCATTTCCCTCTTTATCAATACCAACATCAAAAAAAGTATTATCTCCAATTTCTTTTTTATATTTAAGTTTCGGATCTAGTTTTTTTGTTTTCATTAAATCTTCAAGATCTTGTGTAATTCTAAAATTAGTAAGAGTGTCATATAATTCATCTTCATTAAGGTATTCTACACCTAACTTACCATCTTCTCCTAGTATTGGAGTGATTCCTTTTTTGATTCTTGCTAGTCTTGCAAGAATAGATGGACTTATATTACTCATCAAACCAGATTTAGATGTTTTATCAAAAAAAGTTGTATCTGGTGGTAGGTTATTTGTTGAAACAGGTGGTGGGTTATTGTTGTTATTATTTCCACCGCCACCGCCTCCTGTAAAAGGATTATCATCTCTAACACTTCCAGTTGTAGATGTTCCTGGTGACATTGCTTTACCTTTTTTTGTATCTGCTTGTGCACCTTTAAATAAACCAATACGTCCGCCTTTTGCTTTTTTCTCAGGGTCTTCTAGTTTACTTTTCATAGACGCAATACCTTCTTCATTATTTTTTAAAAGTCTTCGTCTAATTTCATCTTCTGTCTCTTGAATATTTTTACCACCTAGGATAGGTTTATTAGGATTAACAGCACTACGATCAAACATACTGACAACTTTTCTTTGATCAACAGCTTGGTTAGTTGCTTTTTGTTTTAACAAAATCATTTCCAAGTTATTTGGATTTCTGCCGTTTTGTTTAATAAACTGAGATAACAAAAGTTTAAACATTAATAGTAATTCCTTTTACGTTCCTGTTGTGGTTCATCCACATAATCTTCAGGGTGTTGTAATAACCCTGCTTGTCTAAAACGCATAATCGCTTGTGTTGTACTATCCACAAGGTCATCATGATCGCCATACGGAAACGCAGCGCATTCTTCAACGACTTCCTCTGCAAATTTCTGTTCAGGACACCATATCATACCAGATTCAAATAAAGGTGCAACAGCATTTACACGAGAATGTTTATCGTTTCCACGAGACGGTGTAAAGTTTACAACTGGTATATCCATCTGTCTAAGCTCATATGTTAGAGGTAAACCTGATGCTTTTGCTTCAACGATAACTGATTCAGGTTGCCAATACTTATATTGTTCAAGAGCCAATCTCCTTAGTTCAGGAAACTCATATCTACCTTTTATAGAATCTAGCAGCATTAAGTTAGCCCCTGAGTCTTGGTCAGGATAGAATACACCCCAAGTAGTTATAGCAGAATAATCGGCAGTTTCTTTTTTTAAAAATGCTGTATCATAAGATTGTATAACGTGATGTAGTTCTGGTATCCAATCGTGTTTCCAAATCCTCCACCATTCACGTTTAAGAATTGCACCTTCTTCACTAGTTGGCGATTGCATCCACTGCGCATTCCATTTGGCCGTGGGCAGTGTTGCTTGAACCTTCTCTAATTCATCTAGCTTCCAATACTCAGGCCATACTGGAGCAGCCTTCTTTGATCCGTGGTCCAAGATTGCTGGAAATTCGACCACGTGCCACTGATCAGCTTTTGCTTCGTTTTGATTTTGTAATAATTTTCCTGTTAGATCTTTATTACTCCATCTTGTCATAACTAAAATAATTTTTCCACCAGGTTGTAAACGTTGCCTAGGTCCTGACGTGTACCATTCATAAGCAGACTCCATTGCAGTCGGAGACATTGCGTCTTGCTCCGAGTGCGGGTCATCAATGATTAAAAGGTCAGCACCCCGTCCGGTGATCGCACCGCCAACTCCAGCTGCAAAATACTCCCCACCTTGTGCTGTTTCCCACCTACCGGCGGCCTTGGAGTCTTCCTGTAAAGTTGTTTTAAAAATTTTAGAATAATCTTCAGAGTCAATTAAATTTTTAGCCTTACGACCAAACCTTACGGCGAGTTCTCCTGTGTGCGTTGCTTGAATGATCTTGAGTTTTGGCTCACGGCCCACCATCCACGCTGGCAATAAGTATGATGCGAACTCAGACTTCGTGTGCCTTGGTGGCATGTTGACGATCAATCTATTTATTTCGCCTGTTGCAAGTTGATTAAATTTTTTTGCAATGTGTCTATGATGAGAGCCTTCTATAAAATCGGGCCACACACATTTGACAAAGGACATGAAATCATCTTTAGCTTTATTCTGTATCTGCTTCTCGGCATGCATGACCTGCAATTTTTTATATTGTTTTCTAATATCTGCAGGTAGTTTACTTATATCTATATTATTCAAATTCATTTAAAAATTTTTAAAATTTTTTTGCACACTTTAATGTGGTAAAAATGTTTTTAGCGCCTGTGACTATCTAAATCAAGCAAAATATACGAAAGCAGTGGGACCCCTTTTATATATAAAGGGTGTATGGGGTAAGTGTTTTAATCTATATCGGGATTGGATAGGGATCCAAGGTTAATGCGATACAACCTGTGGTTGGTGAGTGTGTGTCCTACAGGACACACACTTGTTTGTGTATTAGTCTAGCAAGACCATGTAAGCCTCAGCATTGTGCTGTCTAAAGTAATTAATATCTTTACGTACTTTGTCCCAAAGCTTTGACGTACCGTCGACGCCTGCTGCTTTGTCCTCTAGTGTAGCTGCTAACTCATTCATGAATATTCTATCATGAATGATAGACTCATCTTTAGTTAACATAATAGATTGACCTGTAAATCTATTCTTTCTTTCTTCGGTCTTATTGTTTGTTTGTTCTTGTGTCATATTTCTCCTGTATTTGTTATAGGATAATCCTACTCTATAAGCTGTCCATTGTCAACCCTTTGAATAGAATATTCTGGACCCCACCTAGACTCATCGTTCTTGACCTTGGCATAGCCTTGGCTCTCTCGTCTGTGTCTGATAAACTCAATCGGTCTACCATGTTCAATGTTTTCCATATGTACATTTAACCACTCACTTTCACAACCTGTACTGCAAAAGTATTTGGCTCGCATATGATATTCAGTAGTATGATCTCTTTCCCACATTGCATAACGACCTCTA